TCCCAATGCAGTTGGAGAATAGAGTCCATGAATCTCTTCAATCTGATCTAGCAGCTTATGCAGTTCTTCTCCGGACATTTCCTGTTCTCGCTGTTTCCATTCTTCTTGGATGTGCTCATCGATCTCCTTCGCGATCTCCTCTTTCATTTTTTCCTTGGCATCCAGAACCGCCTGACGCTTCATGGATTCGATCTGCTCCAGCGTGAACTGGTATGTAGTCCTGCTGCCTGACTCCCGTTCCATCCGCCGTCTCTCCGCCCTGGTTATCATCACCACCGCCGCCCTTTCTTATCGACTAAAGTCACTTTCCCGAGGACCCGCACATGGCAGAT